CAGCGATGCGGTGATGCAGTTTATCTTCGTACTTTCAATGCTTTTTATGTGCCACTACTGCCCATAGGTTCCGTTGTGCTTTCATGGTCTGCATTTTCTTTTTGTCTTTCTTCACCTGCTCTATCGATTTGTTCAAAGAGTCTTCGATTTTCTTCAAGGAAGCCTGTTGCTCGATTGAGGTCTGCTTTGCTTTGGCCAATTCTTTCGCTTGTAAAGTGTTGTCCTGCTTCAATCTGTCTAATTGTGTCTGCTGCTCGACTATTGATTTCTGCGCTTCTGTCAATGTGAGATTGGATGCTTTGATTATATTCAAGGCTTTTTCGTTGTTCGCTTTCAGCTGATCGTAGGTAGTCTTCTGTAGTACCACTTTCTGTTCGGACTGGATAGATGGATTCTGTGATGTGAGTGGTTCGTTCGCCGATGCCGCCAATGAGAACCCCAACAAAAATACAAAGGATAGGAATCCACAAAGTAGGAAGTGTAACTTGCGTAGCTTTTGCATCTTTAATCTCCTTTATTCTACTTTTAATTCGTTCAATCATAATTCACCTCTAATATTTAATATTGCAGTCAACCTGGGTGTCAGCCACAATGCCACTATCTGTATATTGCCACATCGCAACATTAGGGTAGTCACATTGGCTAGCATATTGGGCGCACCATACTGGGATGCTAGGACATTGACTATAGAGGTATGTTTCATCGTAAAGAAGTGAATAGCCACCATATACGCCAATGTTTTGGCGACCATGATTCCACATCGCATTAACAAATGCACTAATACAATTTGTCATATCCTGTGCCGTTAAAGTGCCGTCATTGATGCGGTTACGAAGTTCATCGTGTTCCTCGTAGTCATACCATATCCCTGCCGACAAATGCCAATCTGTATAGCCATAAGAGCTAAGTGTGTCATGTGCCCACTGTGCTTCTTGTTCTGCCGTGTCGATATCATAGGCATGGCTAAAGTAATATACCCCTACTTCTAATCCTGCCGTGAGTGCAGCGACTATGTGTTCATAGAAGAACTCATCCTCTCGGAAGTTCTCCCCTAACTTAATAATTACAAAATCATTGCCTTCTTCTTTCGCCTGTCTCATTCGGTCGACATTAAAATACGGTGCACCATAGCCATTGTCCTGCCAGGCTGAAATATCAAATCCTTTTATCATCGTCCTTCATCCTTTCTGACATCATTGGTGGTTTATACACATCAGCAGGTTGTTCTAATTTGTCAGGTATCCCATTTGAATCCTTATCAAGCCATAACATTAAGAACCCAGTTACTGCTGCCAATACGGAAGGCACATAGATATGGTCAATGATCTTGATGCCTATATCAATCATCTTAGATTGGTTATCATCAACAACACCACTGATAAATGCCATCAAGTATTGTGCAATCACCAATATAATCGGAGTGATTATTCCGATGACCAACAGGCGGACGGCAATCACTCCGTTGGGGTGGATTCTAGCGATTCTCACAGAATTGTATGACTGCTTTATCATATTGATAATTTTTTGATTCATACTTTCTCCAATAAAATAGGGCCGCATAACACGGCCCTCTATAATTACTTTCTATATGTTTCCCACTTTGCTTCTAAGACATCTAGCCTTGTCTTAGCGGTATGTAGTCCTTCGCCTAGACGAGCCACATCTATCTTAGTATGTTCTCTGTCATTCTTGGATTGCTTTATTTCATCGGACATCTCCTTGATTTCCTTTTGGATTAATTCAAGAGTTACACCGATTTTGGAAAAGTAGTATATCCAACTGCCTACCAAGGTAACTACAGTCAATGCAAAAGTGAGAAACTCTATTGTAGGTGGTTGCATCATTCCGCTGTATCCTTATCATCCTTCAACAATTCTTCCATTTCATCGTGAATGCATCCTTCCGTTGGACAAGTGCCATCTTCGTTTAGAACCGCAAAGCAGTATTCACAGATTTTCATCACTGGCACATCAGATTGAATATCGTACATATTATTTAGCCCCTTTCAATTCTTTTAATTTGGCAATGCGTTCGGAAGCCAATTTAGTGTATTGTTCCTGCAAGTCGGTATAAGGCTTGCCAGCCATTTGTCTATCGAGAATTGCAGATTTGATTACTTCGAATCGTGAATTATAGTACGAGTTAATTTCTGCTGCTTTTTGTTGCAATGTTTGTTCGATAATTGGTATCTCTTCGACCTCGTAATACGAATCGTGTTCAACCATTCGCATTCCGTTCACATTGCAAAATTCAGCACATTTTGCATATAATTCAGCATCGAAGTTGTCTTTTTTTATTTGTGTTCCTAGCATTTTATACCCCCCTTTTATTTCCAATATCCAACCACAAGGGCCATGATACTCCTGCAGTAATACCCAGCATTAGCCGATCTCACAGTAATTGTTGTAGTTGTCAGCTCTTCAAGTCCAGGGCTTATGTCTAAATCAAGTCTACCCGACTCCATAAACCCACTATAAGCATATAAATTTTTCGCATTAACAAATGGAATTCTAAACGAATGAGTAATCTTGTACAAACTTTTTACTACTGACGGTATTATGCGGACTCTATACTCCATCATCCCATTCGTGTATTTAATAATTTGTACATTGTCATCTCTGTAGATGCTATCGATAATGAGCATATTGTCTTTCTTTTTTAGCAATTCGTTAACTTGATCATAACTAGCGGCCACTTGTTGGAGTGCGGTTGCAGTATTTTCATCAACCCCTAAATTGTTTCTTGCCCACCTCTCTGTGGCAAGTTTGTCATATGATAATTTAGTGCCGCCATGCCAACCGCCGATATAAACACCAGTACTTGGGTCATTGCCGATATAGAGTTGTGATTTATTGGAAGTGTCATTGCCATATTCCAATACATATCCATCGCCAGGAGCATCTGTGCTGGTCACAGTCTTGAACACCACCTTGCCATTTGCATTGGTTGGTGTTCCACCTTGACCTGCTGCTACTGGTATCACTGTGGATAGATTAATGGATTGCAACTTAGTGTCAACCGCAGCTTTATTGTATACATCCGCCGTATTCGCTTTTGCATTGATTGAGGACTGCAATGTGCTGACATTGGATGATAACGAGGTGGACACTTGGCTGATTTTTTGGTCAACTGTAGCCTTGTTATATACATCAGTAGAATTGGCCTTGACATTAATACTTCCTTGAATTGTAGCCAACCGATTCGTTAAATCATTGCCTACTTGTGTTTTTATGTTAGCAACATCGCCCTTTATCGCATTCACTTCTGCATGAGTGGCGAAGTCTCCACCTGCTACGCCTTGTGCTTGGTCAGCATACCGCTTTGCAATCGCCGCCTGATTAGTAGCAGTCTGTGCAGAAGTGGCCGCTTCTGTCGCTTTGGATTTTACTACCTCATTAACGGACGATACATTATCAAGGATTTCCTTAGCCTTGTTAACAGACGCAGATACTGTAGCAATGGCATCACTAGCCTTTGTAGCCATCTGTGTCGCTTGTGTAGCACTTGTGCTAGCTTGGTTGGTCAATGTAGTTACATGGACTTCTATGCCTTTTACAGTATCCAATTTGGACTGCATTTGAGTCCCTGCGGTCGCCAACACTTGGTTAACACCAGTTACCTTACTATCAGCATCTGCCAACTTGGTGTTGATGGTATTAAATAGAGCTTCGACATCAGCCACCTTGCCAGTTACCAATTGAGCTTTTTCAGAAGCCACTTGCATTGCATTGACTGCTAGTTCCCTGTTACTTTCGGCAATGCCTTTAGCAGATTCTGCTGCTGCGTGTTCATTGCGAGTATCATTAAGCAATGATTCCAATTCATCACGATACTTCTTATAGTCCTTGATAAAATCCACCTGGCCATCATTCAAGATGAATTCCTTATCACTAGAGCCAAAGCCTAGACGAAGGGATTTACCGATTTCCCTAGAGTGTTCCTGCAAGATATATACGATATGATCCAACGCCTTTTCGATGTTGTCATATGGATACTTGTCAGGAAGGTCAAGTGTTTGTGTTACCGCAGTGTCACGATACACAATGATTAATCCACCTACAGGGATAGGGTCACCACTACGAGGGTATTTCACCTTATTTCCCTCAATAGTTGTACTGGTTGTTACATTCCGTAGTACTCCATCAGCATCGGCGTACAGGACTTTTAGGTCATCTGCATTTGTGAAATCATAGGGATACTCAAATACAGTGGTATGGCCATCGCCCTTGAACTGAATGAATGTGTTTTCGCTACCTACCATAGCAATCTCCTTTCTATAAATAAAAATGGGGATTCGCTTCACTACGAACCCCCTATTAAATTATTTCTTGTGTTCTTGTCGCTTAACAAAGGCATCATGTTTCTTCTGCTCTTCACGAGTACGGATTTTCTTATCCATTGCGATTGCAGTTGCTAAGTCCAATACAGTTGAATCTGTATCAGTGAGTAACCACTTGGCCATCGTCCAAGCTCCATCTGTAAGAGTGTCGCTGAACCCACCTGGCACTAATCGGTTAACCACTTCTGTAGCACCTCTACCAACATCAGTAGGGTGTACTTTACCTTGACGGAAGAGTGCATCACCTAGTGTCTTAGATAGTTTAGATGTCATAGACAAGGCTACTACCTCACTACCACGGCTAGTGGTTGAATCACCAGTGATAGCTGAACCTGCTGCACCTAATATGTCACGAATGATTGGAAATCCTTGAACAGTTGAAGAGCCAATTGATTTAATGGCTTTCTTAGTAATCGTATCCGCATCATCCTTATCATCGTCCCATAATGAGCGAAGCAATGTTTCAGCCACGGACTGTAAGAGAATCCAAAAGAGGAAGGAATGAGCTAGCTTCCACCAATTGCCACTATCTTTAGATAGCCACCCTGATTCTAGCAACGCATTGAATACAGTGTTTGAATAGCTATAGAAAGGAGTAAACAAATTGATGAGAGAGTTATTCTTTCGTTGAATAGCAGCTTGGTCTTTCACATCGCCACTACCAAAGATAGAGCGAACCATGCGGTCGCCTGCTTCAATAGCACGGCTTTCAATCTCATCAGGACTATAGCCTTCTTTGCCGATTAACTCAGCCTTCTTGGCTTCGTATTCGTGCATCCATATTGGCATGGATAGCATGAGGTCAGTCTCAGTGATAAAGAAGTAGCCATAGCGGTTAACGGCCTCTTGCATCTCACTGGTTTTCCATGCAGCGGAATCCACAATAGTACCTGTGTTGAATGGTGACTTGCCATCAATCTTCATGCCGTTTTTCATGTCCTTATCAAGGTTTTGAATCCGTTCACGAAGGAATACAGATTTGCTCATGACGAATTTTCGATTATCTAATGGCCCACCAAAGTAGAATGATTTAACCGCAGACAACGCATTGATAGCTCCCATCTTGTGCATTGCAGGAATGGCGTTAAGCACATTCAAGGCAGCCGTAGATGTACGATACATCATAACTGCAGCCGTTGAATTTCTACGCAATGTAGATAAGATTCTATCCCAACGGCTAGTCTTACTGATTTCCGTTTGCCAGTTGTCACGCACCCATTGTTTTAGGTATTGATGGACATCTCGACCAAGGGTCTGAACGATAGCATTTTCAACCTCGTGATGTTGGATGAGCTTGTTTACATCGGTAACTGCCTCACGCATAGCGATGTGGTTAATGGATTCCGTGATAGCACTAGGGATAACATCAAGCGACAATAAGAGCTTCTTGCCTTTCACTGTAGCCATCCGCTGCTTGGTCGCACTCAAGCCCATGCCCATAACGGCATTGGAACTCATTTGAGATTTAATGATATCCTCGATTTCATAGTCAGAAGATTTGTTATCCAAGCGAGGATCATACACGATTGGGTAATACTGCCCTTCGATGTCACGGCCGTTGATAGAGAATTTTACGCCCTGTTCTTTCTTCATAGGTGTGCCATACAATCGTTCTTGCACTTGATTTCGTTCATCAAAGTAAGAGTTGATGTGATTCCAGGTGGATTCAATGAAGTTCCAATCCTTGTCATTCAAGATGTCAGCAAAAGCTTTTTCAACCTCTACTTCTGTAGTGTTGAATGTCTCAAGAACTCGTTGGCGATTGGCTTCAGTACCCCAATTCAGTGCCGCTGCAATAACTTGTTCCTTTGTCATGTTCGATACATCGCCAAGTCTATATCCTTTTACATTTCGGATATTGAAGAGTTCCTTCTTGCTATAGCTATTACTAATAGCAGAGGATAGCCACTTCATCGCTATTTCTGTGCGTTCCTTGGCATCATTCGTTGCACGATTGATAGGTTCGTAGATGTATCGATACCATACACCACCACCCTTTTGTCCACCGTCAAAGCGATTCAAGATGGTTTCTGCTTTAGCAAGTTCTAACAACTTACCTGACACAGAGTTAGATGTCTTAGCTTTCCAGGTTTCACTGTTAAGCTTATCTAACAAGTTTTGGTCAGGAATGCCACTCATTGTCCTAGAAGCTTGTTCAACCAATTCTTGTGCTGCTTGGTTAACAGAAATGGCGTTACCTTTATCATCCTTAATCGTAGAAGCTTGGTATTCTGTACGGCTATTGTGATAAATAGCATTCATTACCTCTGCCACTTCTCTGAAATCGGATACAGACATTTGGGTGTAATCCATAGGAGTTTTAGAGAACCACACAGTACCAACGGAAGGCGGTACAACTTCTTTGGTGCTGCCATCTGCCAACAAGGCATCCGCATCAAGAACCGCATAGACAGAAGGTAAATCAAAGTTGCCATCAGCTGGCATCATGCCATCACGAGTAGAAATACCGAGTTGGTACATCATATGTTGATACCAGTAGCGAGATTGAGGATCTAACTTGACTGTGCTATTGGCACTACCAATTCGTTGCAGCTGCTTCAACAACTTGGTGCGTTCCTTAGTGATTTCCTGATTAATCTCAAAGGATACACGAGCCATAGATGTCTTCATTAACTGTTCTTGCTTTAACGAATATGCCAAGTAAGGTTTGGCTTTACTGAAGGCTATGTCAGCCTTTTTGCCAGCCGTAACAGATTCACGAACGAATCGCTTGTACTTAGTTGCTTGGCTGACTGTCAGCTTGGAGAGCTTAGCTTCAGCCTTTTTCATCGATGCAGATAATGTCTCATTGTGCATATTCTTCAAATCTCGGAGTTGTAGCATATGCTTCGAGATAACATTCTTAAGCGCAGTGACTTGAGCTTGATGCTTGGCATTTACTTTTTCAAGTGTATCTTGATGCTTGAATTCTAACTTATCGATTTTGTTCGAACTTGCTTGTTCCGCTTTATCAAGCTTAGCTTGCATCTTGTCATGCTCTTTATCTGTGGCACTCCGCTTCGTATCAGCAATAGATTCTTTTCCAAGCTCTCTTTCAATACGATTGCGTTCTCTGTCTGTGAGGTCGCCTAATGCTTGCTTGAGTTGTAACTCGATGTCGCCTTTAGAGGTGTCAATCTTCTGCAACTTAGCCAATGCCCTATAGTGTCTAGCACTAGCTTTCCGAATATCATCCTTAATCATCTCAGCTTCTGCCAGGCGAAGGCGTTGCTCCGCTTGATGAGTAAGCAGCCATTCTTCAGCCAATGTGGCATTATCCACTGTAGTGCGATTGGATTCCTCGTATGCTTCTTTAGCGGATTCTAATTGGGCATTAACTACATCGTGCCACTTGCCGATGCCTTTAGTTTCCTCTGCCTCTTCAAGAGATTGCAAAGTTGGGTGTTCTGTATTGGCCAAGGCATCTACGCCAAATGCCTCGTAACGCATCCGCTCTTTATAGATAGGATACTGTTCTACAAGTTGCCGTTCTATTTTGTCTTGAGCTTTATCTTTCACCTTATCCCAAGGAATAACTTCTCGCTCTTCCAACTCTTTAACATACTCCGCACGAGCCTTTTCTTTAGCCCGTTCTTTGATGTTAGCCACTTTGTTGTTAAGAGCTGCTTGTTCTGCCTCGGATAACTCTCGCATATTTACCTTGGTTTCTAATCTATCAATCTCTCTATCCGTTGCCCATGCTTCGATGTCTTGCTCTGTGGCTAGCATACGATCCATGACATCACGGATTGCTTTAGGTGGTTTGCCACCAAGCATAGAGACTTTTTGATAGATTCGAGTGAGCCATTGAGCGAATTGTCTAAATGCTCGTTGTAAGGCTTGGGTTGGAGCAGAGCCATCACGAACATAAGCTTCAAAGCCTTGAGCGAATTTTTCATGTGCATTGCGATTAGTGTCCGCATCAGCACCTTCTTGATACCCTGTCCACTTCTTAACTTCTTCCCAGTCATTAATGACCTGTTCAGGTGCGCCTTCCATTGTTGCCAACATACGAAGGTCTTCTAGGAACACATGGCCTGATTCATGGACGAATGTAGAGAAGTTGGCTTGGTCAAAGAGTTCAATGATTTTCTTATCATCACTCATCATGGATGTCATGCCACGGATAGCTTCATCAGCCTTAGCTTGGTTGTATTTTGCGATTACCTTTATCGCTTTATCGTCAAATACAACATAACACCGACCATCTTGTTCTCCGTCATAAGTGATGCCTTCAATTCCTTCTTTTCGTAATGCAAGAGAAGCTTCTCTCGGTGTACCTAATGTCTTTACAAAAGATTCATATATATGGCGGCCGTCGGACTGCGCACTATCGAGCATCTTTTGTGGATTCTCAATATGCTCTTCTGTTACTTCTTTCTCTTTGTTTAATTCGTTGTCATAAAGTGCCTTGGCTTCAGATAATTTTTCACCAATAACTTTAAGAATACTACTTTTATTTGACGATAAATCATCGATAGAGTATCCATACTTATCAACAGTTAACCCCAAAACTCGTTGAGTAATCTTACTCATTTTTTTATCATGCGTGTAATTATCTACAATGTTATAGTCTCGTTGATAACCTTCATATTCGATTCGTGCTTCGTCTAAAGATGTAGTCTGCAAAAACTTCCCATTTTTAAATGTAGAAATAAATAGTTCCTTTTGCTCTCTTGTTAAAGCTTGGTATGCACTATAAATGGCATCCTTAACCGCTGATGGTTGTTGATTGTACGGCTCTTGTTCGTTTAGCAACACATTATTGTTTGGAACATCAACTTCAAATAGCGAAGATTTTGTAGACCCATGCACTTCAGATAGGACGGCTTTATAATTTTTTGCAACAGATTTATTCTTTGCAAAATACAAGCCCCAACCATGACCAATAGCACCTTCGCCACTACCAATAGCGCCCAAATCAAATTCATTAAAATCATGAGGAGATCCGTGATATGCCTTTTGGAAATACGGATTTCCTTGTGAGTCATTGACACCTTTTAGCATATCTTGTATAGTGATAGTAGAAAGAGTGTTCGCTCCTGGTTTATGGCTAAGGCGTTTATCGCTGGTGCCTTTGGAGCCAACACTCTTTCTTTTATTTTCTACAACAACACTATACAGGTTGATACTTGTTGGGTTTAGTGTGACTTTTTTTTGCCGCTCTTCGCCAACAATCCTAAGAACATAAACATCCCCTCTATAGGAAACAGGAACATAGAACCTGTGGTATCTATCGACTTCATTTTTCCGTCTCTGTGTTTTTGAGACAGGTTCTGTGAAGTCTTTTTTATTGTTTGGAATACTTTCGACAAGAACAGATTGTTCAACGATAGAGTCAATATTTTTTAAAGCTGCTTTATGAACACCGCCATAAGAAGTTTTTCCTTTGGAATTTGTCGAAAAGTTCCAGGTTAAATGACTTGCTGTTTTTCCATCTTTGATGCCAATAGCTGCGAGCTTATCAGCCGATAGTACAGTTTCCTTGATGGTGTTTCGTAGATATTTTACAAGTTCACCTTGTGTCATGTTGTAGATTTCGTCACTCGACGGAATACTAATATCTACAACATTAACTTTAGTATTATGGTCAACGCCAGGATTAAGCGGTTGAGCAAATCCGCTACCAACACCTTTCTCGCCTGTTTGTATTCTGATGTACTGGTTCATGTAGTCTTTAGCGGTGAAATCACTCTTCCCTGCCTTTTGCATAATGTTAGCCATTACATCGGCATGAGATGCGAACAACAACGCACCATGTTTAGCTTGAGCAGCTACCTCTGTGTTTGGAGATTGCTTCAATGCCTTGTATACATCTTGGAATACTTGGTAACCATCTTTGCTGAAATTCATTCGCATAGCCACTTCGCCATCAGCAATTTTATCGATATGGTCGCTCATGGATTCCAATTCACTGATTGCTTTGGCTTCTTTTGCCATAGTATCGTACTTTTGATTGATAATTTCAGTGGCATCAGGGTCATTTTTAGCCATTTCCAATTTTAGGTGTCTATTGTAGTCTATAACGCCCATTCGTTCTTTCTCGGCTATAGTTACATTAGAACTGTCGCCATCTTCGCTCTCAGGTGAAATATCAAAGCCGTTTTTCTTGGCCATTTGGAAATTCTGATACTCACTGTTATATTTCTCACGGAAATCAGTTTGAGCTTGCAAAACTGCTGCATTGTATGTCCGTTTCACATCATCAGGAGCATCTAGCACTTCATTCAAGACTTCCTTTTGAGATTCTGTCGCATCAGGGAAATGCTCTGCAATAATTTCTTGCTTTACATTTGCTTTATGATTCTTCAACTCGTTGGATACATCTTGTTGAGCTTGCGCATATGCTTCTTTATCTTTTTCAATTGTCTGCATAGAGCGACCACCTTCTGTGTAGTAGGTAGTATCCTTCATAGCTTCCATTGCATTATCAGATAAATTAGTTGCCTTTTGTGCGAATTGACCCAATGGCACTTCGATTGGAGTTTCTGCTTCGATTGACTTAGCTACATCTTCATCACTAACAATCCCTGCATTAACCATCTCACGAATTGCATTTTGCCCTTCAGGGGTTTCAACAAGCTCATGGACATTAACATAGGCAGTTGGCACTTGTGCGTTCTGTGCATACTTTTGCACCAACTGACCATAAACTTCAGGGTTGTCTTTCGCCAATTTATTTGTCTTGGCATCGTTACGAATATTCGCCATCAAGGTTTGTGCATTGCGATTCTGTTCAGCTTGGAGTGCTGCGTTCTGTTGCTCAACAGTTAGATTGTTCCACTGGCGAAGATCATGTGCCACACGAATCCCACCAGCCAAACCGCCTAGGCCAGTCAATCCGATAACGGAAGGTGCTGCTTGTGCCATAGCACCCAATGCACCACTAGCGATGTCGCCTACAGAGTAAGTGCCATCAGGGTCATTGTCTTTACGGAATAAGTTATGTTGTATCTTTTCATTGGCATCTTGCAATCCTTCTTCGACTAATTCAGGAATGCCAGCTTGTACGCCTCGCTTCATTGCTTGGCCAACCACTGCCCCCATGCCTTTGTTCATGGTGGCTACTGTAGTATCTACACCTGTAGTAAGGGCTTGTGCCGCCATGCGGCTAGCAGGAGTAGCTTTAGTAACTGCCTTAGCGCCGAGCTTCATTGCGTAAAATTCAATACCTGTATCAATCGCAGCAAACTTTTGAGCCATGCTATAGGCTTCGTCATGGGAATACACATTGTTGCCATTAGCATCTTTCTTTTGAATCAACTCAATATACTTAGACCCAAAAGAGGTTTGATACATTTGTTCTGCCATGCCAACTTGTGCGCCGTAGGTAAGACCTGATAAGCCACCTGCTACTGCACCAGGAGCAGCACCAATACCACCAACCGCTGCACCACCTGCAGCGCCAAGACCAATGCCTGCAGCCATACCTTGTGCTGCACGATTAGCCCCTTTGATAGCTTGGACTCCCATCATATAGCCTTGTGCTAAACTGTCGCCTATAATCTTAGAGCCAATATCAGAAACATCTGTTTGTCGGTAATTTTGCAAGTTGTTTTGAAGGCGGTCGATTTCCTTTAGAATATCTTGCCGTTCGCCTTCGTCTTTTGTGCCAGCCAATTTGTACCCTGCATATCCCAACAACATTTGGTCATTCATAGCCCACAACGATTGTTGGATACTGTCGAATACACCTCTTGTTTTATTAATGTTCTGCACATCGTCAAAAGTTTGTTCAGCACTAGCAAGAGAACCATAGCGCAAATTTAACAATTCAGGATATTGTTTTGTGACATCCTCATATGTTTTGCCTCTATCCATTTGATTAGAAATATCGATAGCACGAGCAAAGCCGTCATCACTGGCGGATAAAATGATGTCAGGATTTATATTTAATTTATTGCCAATTTCAATTGCCTTATCTCGCTTTACAGAATCATAATTAGGCTTTGCATACACACGAGCATATAAGTACCCAGCCAAATTGTTATCATTGGCACGGCTCATTGTATATGGCTCTAAGTATTGGGTTGTCTTATTCATAGAATCATGAAGACCTAAGAATCCATCAGTAAGGCCAGCAATTGATTTTACTTTATCAACAGTATTAGCATTGGGATCTGTCAATGTTGAATTAACAGAATCCATTCGCTGCCCTAATTCACTTGCCGTATCTTTGATTCTATCCCATACCCCTTTAGGGGCAGGGCCGCCTTCAATCGTCCCTGCAACTGTATAATCTTTTTGATAGATGCCATTATTGGCGACTGTCTTCATTTCATCAGGCATAATTATTCTCCATTCATTCGCTTACTCCATTCCCAATATGGCATTGTTTCAGTATCGCCATTGTTGAATGTAGCTTGCATATATCCTTCGTTTCCAACCCAAGATAAGTTTGTAATTCCAAGGCCAGTGAGTTGTGCTGCCGTGTATGTAAGCGAGCCATTTCCGCCAGGTTGGTATGTTGTTTGGCTTACAACGGCATCGGCGGCCATTTGTCGGACTGTTTCAGGGCCAGGGTCATATCCATGTTTATCTTGCCATGCAGCTCTTTGCTTTCCGATATTTGCATAGACCCCTGCCTCGTATACATTTCCTGCTTCACCATCAGGTTTGTTCGCATCGACAACAGATTCGATGTAACCACCATATTCAGACTTCAAGGCCTTCACATTATCCCTGTTACCAGTGATGTTAATAATTCCATCCATCTGTGCTTGTGTCATGCTTCCGCCTGGATGGACTCGTTCAAATTCAGCCATAGTATCTTGTAGTGAATGTGTGGCTGCATATTGCTGAACATAGATATAATCTTGAGTACTAATTAGCGAGGCTTCCTGAGCTTCTCGTCTCACAGCATTTCGTTCAGACCCAATTTTCCCAAGTAACTCTGAACGCAAGTCAGGATTATCACCAGCAGCATCATTTAAGAAGTTTAGCTTCTCTTGTGATGTAGCCCCATTGGCATCCATTTGGTCTAACTGAAGTAAGATAGCCTTCTTTTGGTCGCTTATATTTCTTTGGTATACTTGCAAATCGGTAGCTGCTTTAGCACCAACCGCATCAGAAAAGGCTTTTGCTTGTGCTTGGATTTCTCCATCAGTTAACACCTTACCTGAGCTGCCAACTCTACCCATGCCAACAATCGGATATGTGTCGAGCGGAATTTCAGAAACGCCACTAGTGCCAGCTTGAGCAACCATGCCATCGCCCATATAAATGCCTACATGAGATATGCCTTTGTATGCTCCGTTACCATTATCACCAGCTTGGTTAATATCATCTGTATCAGGATATGAATGCCCTGGTACATTCCAGTAAACTGTATCGCCAGGTTGCAGCTGACTTTTATCAGTAAAAATCATGCCTGCTTGTTCAAGTTGATAATATTGGCCATCTGCGGTTCTACCCAAGAATCGATAACCACCAATGTTGTTCATCGTATCTTGAACCCACTTGCCACAATCAGTAGCATTAACGCCGTCACTACCTTCTAAATAAGGTTTACCTTTCGTGCGTTCAAATTCTGCTTTTAATTTACTTGCGTCTAGTTGTCCGCCTTTAGCTTGCTTAGCTTTGAGTTCTGCAAACTTCTCATTATATGCTATCTCCGCTGCGTTAGCAGGTGGCTTGCCACCACCCCAGTGTGAGGCTGCATATTGTGCCGCACCATTAGTTGCATCAAACGCAGCTTCCTGTTTACGAGTTTTAGCCTCTAGTTTTTGCACAAGTTCTTCACTCACACCCATGTCACGAAGAACCCCTGTGATTTTGCTGACATTAGAAAAGTCTTGTTGCCTATCAAGTTGGTCTAATACGAGCGCCCCTACTTCATCAATCTTTTGGTTGTACAAGTCTTTAGTGTATTGCTCTCCCCTGAATCCATATGTGTTGCTGATGTTGGTCTTCAAGTTTTTTGAAAGTGCAAGCAACCCTGTTCCGTTGTTGTACTGTAAGGCAGCCAAATCTTTCATGGTGTCAAAGTTGTTATCAAAGGTGACATTGGTATACTTTTCTTTCTCATCAAACTCATGATTGTTCATCATTTGACCATTACGAACAGTAGAATCATCTGCCATCCTGTTGAACTTTTCGTACACCATTCGATTGTTAGGCAACTTGCTCAATACACTTTGCCTAATCGCAGATTCAGCATCATAGAACTTCTGCGTAGATCCAGCTGCGCCGCCAAGTTCCGTGTGGACTAAACCATCTTTTTCGTTATAGAGCTTATCTATAATTTGCTTATTGTAGTCAGTTTCTGCGTTCATAAACGCAACATTCATGCGTTCTGTATGTTCATCATCAGCAACCTTTGCCGCCTTTAACAAGGAATTTTGCAACGCATCAACGCCACTTTTATCAGCTCCATAAGCTAGGGCATTACCTGTGTTAGCCACCTGAGCATTGATAGTATTTAGCTTTTCCTGTGGGTTATAACTTTGTAATTTCAATTGTCATCCCCCTGTTATTTAGTCTTGTTATACTTAACAACTCTGATGTTATCCACCTTTGTAGGGTCGACCGCATCAGTGCGAATTTGGCCGTCAGTTGTAGAGCGAGTAAAGCCTTGTGTTCCTGTTTTCTTCGCACCGCCATATTGTTGCTTCAAGGAATACATAGAAGAAGCTCCACCAATCAATGTGGCCAAAGCAGACATATTGCCTTGTTGCTTAGCATTCGCCGCTGCACTACGGGCGGAATTAGCTTGATTAAGGTAGTTGATTTCATTAACCTTTTCATTCCAAATCGCATTGTTCTTGTTTGTATCCCAAGTATTTACATCTTGGTTGTATGCATCATAGGAAGCACCCAACGATTGAAGCGGCGTTCCACTCATTGTTAAGCTGCTAGACCCTGCTTCAGCTGCATTCTGACCTGCCACCAACCGCATCTTGTCATCCATGCGTTGCTTATCTTGAAGGTACTGGTCATTAATTTGATTTTGTTTAGCCGCACTGATACGAGCATTTTGCTCTGCTACTGCTGCTTGTTGGTTATACATAGCCGCCTGTGCATTGGCTTGTTGCCGAGCCGACTGTATGCCCATGAGTGTCGATACACCAGTAAGTGCCATTGCTACTGGCATACACATACGCATTCCCCCCTTTTCAATCTATAATAAATAGTTTGTAATGTTTATCTTCAGTGTCATAAAAGACCGCACCAACAGATTGTAACCACGCCACGATTAGCTTATTCGCTCTGTGCGCGTAGTTAAACAATCGCCCATATTCTTTTACCCACTGTTGCAATATCTTCTTAGAGCCTTGAATAAAAGCCCTCTTTGCTGCAAAGTTGTGTTCTAGTATGGTAGATCCCATGAACCATATGCAGTGCATATCCATATATAGTGGTTGCTCCGATATGCCGAACACGCCGAGCATCTCACCATTATCTAGGTATACACAATAATTGCTATAGCCTGGTTGAGAAAAGGCATCTTGCAGTTGGTTATACCCATCCCACTTGCCTTTCTCTCTAAGCTCCAATAAGTCCATATCCCTTAGATTATGCGATAGCCATTCAATATCATGATCATGCTTCGTAGGGCTATACACCTCGATTAATGTTTTCATGTCTACCACCACCATAGCTAAGATTGCGGATAATTGCTTTTAAATTGAATGGATACGGCTCATTGTGCCTAATACATACATGGCACTGTTCGTTGAATCCATTGCTCCCTTGAGGGAATGTAACATCGTAGTCACCAGTGTAATAGCCATCTTCATCCATAGTTTCTATGTCATCCATAGTTTCAAAGTTATGGCCACATTGGCCGCCCTTAGAGTTAACCAATCGAAGTATCGCTCCATTAAGTCGCATAAACCGCCCCTGAATCGTGCCGTCATTGAGTTGCATCTCAAAGGTCGGTTGTTCGATTCTAAACTCAAAATCAAGGCCCACAAGGATGTCTTTACCTGTTGTGGTCAACTCTACCACGCCACTGCTAGGAACTACTTGCTTAGGGTGGACAACCCCATCCACCACAATGGTTACTTCTTTACCAATCAAGTGATTAGCACGAATACTAGATACATTCTCGTCATGGGATTCATGGACAAAGGAATCTAAGAAGAAATTGTCGCCAACCTTATAGGTAGTGAGTGCCTCTAGCTTTTCAATGTACCGCTTGGCAACACCGCCAATAGTCCGCTTTACTACAACATACAAGGCATCATTTTCATGTTCTGCCACCGCTTCACAATCGATAAACTTACCATCGGTCATGTAGCGAGACCATCCATTCACTCGTTCTTCTGCAATGTATGTCATACACCGCAAGACGCCATCATCACCCACATAACAGATAATGCTATCAGGGTTCTGTACATAGGTAGATTTCAGTAGCTTCACATCTCTTAATGTGTCTTTGGCCAAGATAGATAGGTCATTACCTGAATAGCCATCTCGTGTATAGTCATACGCCATATCTCGGACATTGTTACCTCTGTCAGTTACAAACACACACCGATTACCAATGTATTCAGGTTGTGCCTTGGCAGCACCGAACTGGGTTTGAATCCGAGGGGATATATCATTAGGAGTTACTGTTTTGCCACCGCTGATAATCCACTCATTACCATCTGTCAGAATGATAAGGTCAGTCGCTGGTACTAAGTGTCTAACACTAAAGAGCTTGCGATTGATGATGCTCAAGGTGATAGCACTATCATCAGTCAATGTCCCTGATGCCTTTTCAATTCCGAAGTTTGGATAGTCACCTGTACGGCTCATCCATATCTTGTTAGACCCCTTCTTAGTGTTAGCGAAGACTAGGCGGTCTTGGAAGAATACCGACATCTTAGGGTAGCCATGAGACTTGCCATATGATCCTCTGTTCCATAGATATGTTTCAGTATCCTTAGCAGGTTTCAAGATATAATCTACTTCTGCTTCTCTAGGGGATAGCACCTTTTTGATGCGGACGATACCAAAACCAGTGTGTGAATGTATCTTATACTCGAATGTATTATTACCACTCTCAATATGGGTAACTACTCGACTAGTTGTATATGTATTGATAAATGTACCGCTATCAGTTACATTCGTATCATTCTTAGATTTATAGATTTTGTAATCCAACCAAGTGTTGCCACCATCTTCCGATGTCTGAATGGTTACAGACCCAGTCCATGTGCCATGCGTGGTAATCGACCAAGACACCTTGCCGTCTTCGACCTCGTAGTCTGCCACATCAATATGCCGTTCATATGTCTGCCCTGATGCGGTAAAGCTCTGCATTGGAATTGTATGTAAGACTTTGAATTGGTCTCCCACCATTTCCTCAGTGAACATATCAACACTAGCAGTCAGTTTGTTGTTAGCTACCTTGAGCTTGCTACCTTTGTCTGTGTTGATGTCATCAAACGGCATAGGATTCAGTGCATACTCACGGATTGTCCATTGCGTATCTGTAATCCGTTGCAAGGCTTGAACTGGCTTTTCGCCACTACAGATGAACATAGTGTCTGCCGATTGGTTGAAGTGAAGATTAGGAATATCACCATCATCAAATACTGTCTCAACTTCAGCAAGGAGCTTGCCCATTTGATATACACGGAAGTATTTAACACCGAACTCAAGCAAGAATGATATATTACCTGATGCAGTGAATTCTTCTAGCCGAATCGGTTTATCATGATACTTTGCATCAGCTATATATCGAGATCCCTGTCTTTTACACACAGAGCCGAAAGGACGAATAACCGCATTTTGAGCCAATAGCAACGCCGATTTATATTGGTCAAGGTCAACACGGCTATTCACTTCATCAGAGATTTCTCCGCTAGTAAAGGCTGGTTGAATTGTAAATAAAGGTGTCAGTGCCATTAATCGCCACCTCGTACAGATGCATACATACTAGGATACTCTACTTGTGCCTTGCGTTCTTTTGCAGTCAATGATTTGGCTTCTTCTAATGCTGCCTGGTACATTTTGTAGTTCCTATCTGCAGTAGATTCATTGCCTAACAATGGTACTGCTAAATTAGACGCAAGCTTTCTTGCCAAAGCTTCCAGGAATAAGCTATCGAAGATGTCACAGTCTGTTATGTCATACACATAGTCGATATATGCCAACTCCACATTAGAGGCAATCACCTTGGTATTGTTATCCATATTGAATACTTCAAACTCCTTTTGACGGAATGCATCAAAGGCGTTGTGGTTATCCAAGATAGCAAGCATTTTAAGACACTTCTCAGGGTACAAGTAAATGTATTTATACCCATTGATTTCAGTGTTTACCAAAGCCAATGGTTCATGTTTTCTAGCAAAAGACCATTCATACTGTCTCAGCAATAGCTTTCTAGTGTTGTCATAATGCAATCTACACTGGCGAGCAGATTCGTTGTTAGCTTCAATGGATGCAATCATCCCTTGTCCTATATAGGAAAGTGCTAGATTGCAAATGTCTGTTTTAGTCATCTTGTCGCCTCACAAATAAAAATAAGGGGCAGTTTTCACCGCCCCTATTCTGTTATTCACTTACCGTAGTGTCGCCTACAGGAGCATCATTTACTTCCGCAGGAGCAGGTTCTTCTACTCCACCAACAGGTGCAAACAATGCTTCAAAGTATTTAGGATCATATTCTTTCTTTTGTTTATCCGTAATGGTTACAGTTTCGCCTTCTTTAACATAGCCACCTGCAAACCCATAGGAATCACATAATGCAATATATTCCATAATTACCCCCTAGCGAGAAATAGCAACATCCATTGCTACTGCTACTGTGCAAGTACCAGTGGTAGCACCAGTGATTTTAGCTTGCAAGTATTTCTTTACGCCGAATGGAATGCGAGCTGCGAACACAGACCCTGCTGCCGCTGCCAATGTGTATGTACCCAATGTTACAGGGGAAGCCATGTCAGCCGTATCAGAAGTAGTAAGTGTTACTGTTGCAGCCGCAGACAATGCTTTGGCTACATTACCTACGATGAAGCATTGTTCATATGCATCACCGCCAACAGATACTACATCACCAGTTGTGCCTTTAGCCAAATCAGATTTATAAAAGAATGCATTCTCTTTATCCAAGATCATATTGTTTCTCCTTTTTAGTAATAACCCCACCCCCAATTAAGGGAGTGGGTACAGTCTTACAATTAATTACTATCGAACTTGTGCTTCAGTGTTAATGAGAGCATCTACACGGCGTACAGGAATGCCGTCAAATTCAGTTGTAATCATACCACCTTCGTTGCCTTCAGTGATTTGGTATTTGTGTGCGTTGTTCTTTTGTTTACGCAAGAAGGTACGAACTTGGCGGTTCATGTACCAACAAGCACGGCCTGCGTTGAGGTTAGGGATAAGTTCTTCAGCGGTTGTCATCAAGTCGATGAGGTCAGCACCTGCGGAAGCATCCTTGGTCAATGCGTTCACATCGATGTTAGCGATACGAACTACATAACGCCAGTCACGAACCGTGAGACCCAAATCCCATTTGTAATGAGTGCGGTAGCCTTCATAGTTACCACCATTAGCATCTTGAATAGTTACTTGGCCTTTATCGTCATGTTTCAATCCGGCAGTAGACCCTTTAGGGAAGATGCCGTGTACTGTGTTAGCCCCCCATACAACGAGGTAGATAGATGTAAGGTTAGCAGTACCTTTTGCATCCAACACATTCTTAGCAGATTCTGCTTTCTTAGGATTCAATGTGTTGTAACGAGGTGCGAGACCTACGAACTTTTCAGGGTCTACGGAAGTATCGCCGTAGAATAAAGTCTTAGCCATTTCTTGGTTCATTGCTTCCAAGAATGCCATATCTTCAGACAAGCGGAAGGAAGAAGTGTTGCCGTTAAGGTCAGCCAAAGCTTTATCCACTTCTGCATAAGCTTCCAACATACCGCAAGTATCAGTGATTTGTGCAGTCTTGGATTTAGAAGGTTGTACACCATAGTTAAGCAAACGCCATGTTGCTTGAGGCAAGCCAGTCCGTACAGTTGTCTTGTTACCAGTAGGAAGGTTACCTTCTTTCATAACCATGTCTGTTAAAATTTCGTTGTTTTCGGTCAACAATTCAGCGATAGCGCCAATCTTGTTGTCCTCAGTGCGAGATGCCACATCCATAAGTGTAGGGCGTTGTTCTGCAATAATTCCCATTGTTCAATTTCTCCTTATTATTTGTTACCACCATAAAGAATGTCAGCAGCCGTTTGTGCGCTGCCTAAGCCATTTGTGTCATGCCCTCTATCCTCAGATACCAATTGTCCGATTTTAGCAAAGGCACGAACTACTTCTACTCGGTTACCCAATCCGTTTTCGTTGAGAATCTCACGAATGTTAGGAACAACTCGTTCGAGATATTCCACTGCCGTACCACATTGAGCGATAGTGTCATCAAAGGATGCACCTAACTCCTTCCGTGTGGTTTCAGCCCATTCTTGAGATTGTTTAGCCGCTTGCTCTTCTTGATATTGAACGGCTTGGTTAGCAATCTGTTGTGCATAACCAACACCATATTTAGCAATCGCAGAGGCTTGTTCTTGTGTTGCCCCTACAGATTTCAATACATCAGAAAAGCTTGCTGCCGTTTCAGCATCTAACTGATCACCAACGGCTTCAGAGAAGTCATACTGTTCAGGCACAGTTGGTGCAGGTGTGCTAGCAGTTTCTTCTGTTGTCGCAGTGTCGCTAGTGCTTTGTTGTTCAACTTCAGGTTGGTTACCATCTTGGGCGGAATCAGTGTCAAGTTGACCGCCCAGCAAAGTATCTTCTGCCATTATTGTTCATCCTTCTTTTGATTAATTAGTGTCAGCCATTCAATCTGTTGATTGGCATATTCAATTTCAGCCTGTTGCTTTAACTTGAGGCCATCAAGTCCTAAGCTTTCAATTTGTCGCAACACATGGATACCAATAGCTCTCTTGCCTTCTCGGTAGAATGTTTCGCTATTGCCAGTAAAGGACTTGGCATTTATGCCTGTCGCATCTAATAGCCGTGTGATAAACCATCGACCTGTCTCCGTGGCCATGATAGCCCTAATCGATTGTTCGTCCTTTTCTCGTTGCTTGTATCGCATGAGTGCGTTATTTGTGTTCTGTTCAGCCGTTACATTCGCTTTTGTCATCTACATACCTAACCATTCTTGTAATGCAGGGTTGCCATCATTAGCCGCCTCTGTAGCCACCTTAGCAGCTTGTGCCATTTGAGGTGCTGCTTGTGCTATTTGCATAGCCTGTTGTTGTTCCTGTGCTTGTTGCTGAGCTTGTTGTTGAGCTTGCAAAGCTTGTTGGAACTCTTCATCAGACTTCAGCATAGGAGCTGGCGCACCCAAGCTACTAGCATAGATGTTGACCGCCTGTACAAGGTCTAGCTTGCCAAGGATAGATTGGTCAAACTGTGCTGCATTAGCCACGAATCCAAGCAACTGTTCGATGTTAGTCAGCGAACTCATTTTTTGAGCTTGAGCCAATGGACTGATGTATTCAATCTTGACATCCGCATCAGCTAGTTCTTGAGCCAATTCATCAGGCAGCTCAGGGAATATCCCTGCCCTATCCAAGATGTTGTAGGTGCGTTCGATGATTGGATTTAACCACTCAGATAACAATCGTTCGACCACAGGCCCTAATTGTTGTAGCTTTTCTTGAGACCGCTCCATGACCTCTCTAGCAGTCATTTGACCACCTTCGATTTGGTCAATCATCATGAACAAGTCAGCTGAATAGAACCGCTTGATGCGGTCTTCAGTCTCACGAATCTTGTTCATAAGTGATGCGGTATCAAGCCGTACATCGAACAAAGGCTTAACCATTTCACCTGTGTCGCTCTCAGTGATGCCACCAGGGAAGAGGTTAACTTGCCCCATGATGCCACTTGGTGCTTGCATAGGTGGTTTAACACCTAACTCAATCGCCATAAGGTGGTCATATTCAAGCTTTTGTAACATCCGTGCATCATCCAATGCAAACCATGCAGCACCCTTGCCATAGGCTTCATGACCCACCACAGTGTATCGAGCCACAGGGACTGGGAACTCTTCAAAGCCACCATCGTACAAGGCTCTATCAGTCTCTTGCCCTTCTACCCAGTAGACTGAGCGATATGGCATATTAGAGCGACCAATCTCACCGATAGTCCGTTCACTGTTAGGCTCAACCAACCAATTAACAATGAAGGTCTGATTGTAGCTGCTACTAGACTTGAATGCGTTAAGTACATTCAATGGACAATTGTCAGTGCCAAACTGCTCTACCAATTGAGATGCGGTCATTCTAAACCGCCGTGCAAATGTACTAATCTCACCATTGGCACTTGCTTCAAGAGCATATGTACCGATTGTGTATGGAACATAACGGACACCATACTTAGGATCTGTAAAAATCCCCATTGGTGCTTGCCCATATGGTAGCTCAGTGTAGCAGCTAAAAGCCGTGGTGTAGAAGTTAGACTTGGCTAGCACTGCTTGTAGTATCTGTTGCCGTTCATCCAATATCTTAGCCACATCACTATTGGCAGCCATTTGTGCGTTGTCCATTGTCAAATTGAACCATTGGCGGCTTGGCGGTGTCAGTCCACTCATGACCCCTGCCGCAAATATTTGGCAAGCTTCCCAAGTTGTAGAGTTATAGATTTTACCAGTCTTATTCTTAGATAAGTCTTCCTCATCATCGAATATGCCGATATGTGGCAACTCATACTGTTTGATGTCTTTCCACACCTTCTCGTATCGTTGCCGTTTTTGCATTAGCGAACTGAATCGTTGCCGTAACTTAACATAATCACGAGCAACAGGCTTTTCCTTTTTGTCAGTCTTCTTTGACTTTCCCAAAATCGTGTTAGCCATATCCGTTACCCTAATGTCCGTTTAGTGTCTTGCCCTGCATTACCCAAGATGGTTGCATCAGAAACAGTGGAATCGAATCCTCGTTTCTTCTTCTTTTGTCCTGCAGCAAGGCTATCACCTGTTTGCCCACCATCAGCTACTGCCGTAGGTGTTGGGTCAGGCACTTTGATGGCAGCAGGTGCAGATGCACCGCCGAATAAACCTTTACTCATTAGGCGCTCTCCTTTCCCCTATAAATACTAAAAAGGCTGATAGTCCGTATTGGCTACCAGCTTTGTGGCACTCACACCAATGTGCTTTCGCACAGGCGTTGCGAATGTAAGTGCCGCCGCATCCGCCAAGTCAGGGGAGCGACCGCATCGTTCTTTCATTTTGTCTTTTGCTTCTAGCAGGATTCTGCCTTTAGCATCGTATCCATATTCAGGCATAGCAAGTTCAGCGCATAGCTCTTCATCATCAGGTAATGAGCCACCACCTCTTAGCCATTGAGCCATGCTATCCCACATCTCAGCTCTTCGGTTCGTGTACTTGCTATCCTTAAGTGCCTTGCCACCAAATGGTATCTCAGACACTCTATAGCCGAGTTGCCTCAATCTATCGATAACGCCTTCACCTCGACCAGCATCTATAAATACCGCATCAGGTTTATGCTCGTTTATCTCACGAGCAATGATGTCAGCTAGTCGCATATTATCAACGCCACTGAATGCCAACGGCTTGTGCATTGATAGCCCTTGCCGTCTCACGATTGCCGACCTATCGCTACCAAACCGAGCCACATCGACACCCAACACAACAGGAGCTTCTAACATATCATTAGGCTTTACCACTGTTGCCTTGCCATCGCTGATTAGGTCAATTGGGATTAACACATTGAATGCTGATGCGGTGAAGTCACAATACAACTCTTGCCGTATCGCATCCTCACTCATCGATGCTTTCATGTCAGCAATTTCATCATCAGGTATCAACTTGGATTCGGATACTGTGAACTTACAGGTGTACCAATCAGGTTCGCTTACCCCTATTTGGTACATTTCGTAAAACGCATTTTGTCCTTTTGGTGTTCCAATAAATATAGCCCAGCCGTTACGATCTGATAGTGATGGACGAATAACTTCATTCCACACCTCAGGTCTGAACTGTGCATATTCATCAAGTATCACTCCGTCCCAGTAAGCACCACGCAAGCTATCAGGGTTATCAGCACCCTTTACATATATCCTTGCCCCTTGCCGATTCTTATGTAGTGTAGGCAGCTCAACATATAGCTCCGATTCATTAACAATCCGATTAGGTATCACAGAAGTGTAGTATTTAAGATATGCCCACGCAATCTGCTTAGCCTGAACACGGAACGGAGCGATATACGCATATTGAGGGCTAGGCAGTGAACACATCAACGCCATCTTGATGATGTGATTCACACTGCCAACAGTCTTACCAAACCGCCGATGGGCTACTATGACAGAGAACCGATGTGTCTCTACCCCTTTATGAATTTCGTCCTTCCAAATAGGGCGTGGTTTATATGGGATTGTTATGGTTTCGCTACTCATCTTCCCACTTGAAAGCAATGTTAATTGCTCCGCCATCAACACCTGTTACCTCAGTCATATGTTTAGGGTTATACCGCTTATCAGTCTTTTCTTTGAACCACTTAGCAGTATCCTTATCCCCTTCCTCGATGCTATCAGCAATAACCAATTGTGCCTTTGTTGATAAGGCGTTCTGCCATATCTCAACTTTATTGGCAAAGTCTTTATTGTTGTTCTTCCAATCATAGAATGTGGAGTTGTCAATCCCTGCGAATCCACAAGCACTGATAACACTTACGCCACGGCTTAAGTAGTACTCCAGCTTTTCCAATACCTCTTTCGTCATTTTTGTAGGTCTTCCCCCCACATCTTTAACTTTCTTAGGTCTACCCATTACTTCCACACCCCCTTTCAATGCACGAAAAAAGCACCACCTGTAATTAGATAGTGCTTATTGAGAATATTATCTTGCTTTTGTTATATATCTCCGTGGATATATGGCATTTATTGAGAACTTAAATCAACACCATTATTAAACATGATGCTTCTTGTGTCAGAAAATGATTTACATTTCCCTCGCATTCCTATCACGATTCCATTGGCAATGCATTTGCCCTTGCTATTGTTCATACACTTGTTGTCATGACAGGTAATTGATGTCAGCTTCTCTTTCATATATCCCTCGTAGTTAATTATGGCGGATGGAGTTGGAATTGAACCAACCGAACGCCAGTCACATACTGGTTGCTTTACCATTTAGCTTATCCATCCATGTACAGGCAGTTTTTGTCATACCCAGGACATCGGCTATATGAGTTTCTTCAAGGAGTGTAATTCGTGTCCAACCAACACTTATTACAATACTATTATACCTCATTGCCTGCCATAATTAGCCATAATTAGCCATAATCACGGCATTATTTCACCGAATTTCATAAGGGCTTGCTTTCTTAATTGCTCTATCCGTGGAACAGAGTAATGCATTCTCCTGGCTGTAATCGTGTCAGGATTTCCAATTATGTAGGTATTGGTCAAAACCTCACGCCATTCAATAAAAGGCAATTTGTTAATTACAGATACTGCCTGTTCCCTTTTAACCACTAGTTGTGATATTTCCTTTTGGGCTTTCTCTTTGGCGTCAACCAGTGCAGCAACGCCACTTTCTAAGCCTGTCGGAGTGCCACCACCACTTAGTCGTTCTTTAGAGTAATCAACCGCTCCCAGGCTCAATAAATCACCCTCTAACTGGTCTATACGCTCTTTCAACGATTGGATACGGATGTCATACCACCTAATCGGCTTTAAGTATTCCCTTGCTTGTCCTGCATAATCCACTATATCACCTCGCTCACTTCGATATATAACGCATCGTTATGCTCCCAATATCGTTTATTAATAGTCAATGTAACCACCTGTGTGTCATCCTCATATGCTACTTTATTCAGCCCATCCATAACTGCTTTGGCTATGTTGTCTATATCAGGTTTCTTTGTTGGCATTTCTATGCCATCTATACACTCTCTATGGCGTTTTTTTGTGTATGACTTAGGAATACTTGCCATGACATCGATAACTACCTTACAGGGCTTATTTGAGGTTTCTATCCTGTTCTTCAACATATGGATAGTACAGGTGTTAGCAATTAACTTTTCAAAGTCTTTTGTCTTGCTTGGTGTATAGGTTCGCTTTGACCTAGAGTTAAACCTAGGTCGCTGCTTACCTACCGCCTTTCCTACCACTCTAAATCGCATTAGAATGGCACATCCTCGTCTTTACCAAAGTTATCAAAGTTGCTAGTTGCGTTAGCATCCACACTTAGAGGAGCGCCAACAAAGTTAGCCACTACTTCCGTTACATATTTCTTTTGACCATCTTGTGTTTCGTATGATCTAGTTTGCAATCTCCCCTCTACAAAACACTTAGAACCTTTAGTAAGTTGCCCTACTTGTTCGCCTTGCTTTCCCCAGGCAACGCAATTTACAAATGCAGTTTGTTCTTTTGTTTCCCCATCAGGCGTTACATAGGTGTTACTCGCTGCTACTGTGAATGTAGCTACTGCCTTACCTGCTTTTGTGTATCTCACTTCTGCGTCTTTTGTTAAGTTGCCTAAAATTTGTACTGTATTCATGTTATTTCTCCTTTGTTAGTCGCCTTGTCTTGCAATTTTTTCAATTTTATCAATAGTATCTAGCATAATGAGGGCTTCTGTAATGTCGTTATACTCTAAGAAACTAAACCTAGCATCAGATTTGTTGAATTCATCGCAAACATTAAGGATTTCTTGGACAGCCTGCCTGTGATTCCATTTTCGGATAATCACTTCTTCCGAGTTGGACGCAGCGGAACTATAAATTGTTGCTCTGCACCTATCACACCGTATAGCTACTGTCTTATCAGGCAGGTAAGTATAAATAGATGCTGTTCCGCCACAGAATGGACATGGTTTTAGTTTATTTCCCATTTTATTCGCCTTTCTTGAATTCATCAGTATTCACTTTCAACCACTTTGCCCAATACCTTTTTTCTGGCCATAGTAAAACACCAATGATAGCGATGCCCCATTTATATGTCTCTACCTCATAGCCAAAGCACCATTGGAGAAAAAAGGCAACCAATGCAATGCCGAATAAAGTGTCGATGCAATTACATACATCAACCATGTACTTTCGTAACCCTAGATATTTCATTATGTTTTCTCCTTATCATTTTGGTTCAAATGGGCTTCTATCTTTCTTGTCAAATTTTGCCCATGCCAAGCAGTCACTTACTTCTAAAAACTCTCCGCCATCATCCCACGGCAAAAAACCAAACTTCAATGGTTCATCTCCACACGATGATAGTTGTCCAACTGCGTATTGATACCCCTCAACATGAATGAGTACAACAGCATCCTCAGGAGGCAAGCATTTCTTGATTTTATGCCACTTCATATGTCCTCCGATTCCGTCAATTGGTTACCTTTTTTAAATCTTCATACAAGAAATCAATAAACTGCTTAGCTTTATCCAAGTCCTGCTTTATATCGTCTTTATGCCCTACTCTATACAGGTACTTGATGATGTTTCCCATATCATTCGCAGCCATGCCTGATAATCCATCAACCATATCTCTTTGGATTTCTCGGCACTCTTTCTTTTTCCATGTGTAATGGTCAGGGCGATTAACCATTTCATCATAGTCAGGATTAGACCCGTATAGCTCATCCAAGCTGATTCCGCCCATGTCGGCTATCATTCTGCACCGCTTAGAGTTAGGTCTAGCCTTACCGCTTTCCCACATGGATACAGAGCTTTTATAAGTGCCTAGTCGCCACCCCATTTCTTCCATAGTTAGATGATTGGCATTCCGTATTTCTCGTATCTTTTTGGCAAGATGGCTATAATCCTTTTTAACATTCATGCTAGCACCTCTGTGTCCTCAAATATCTCCTTGAAATAAGGCAAGCTCTCAACCATGTAGTCGCAAAATGATAACCATTCGCTTAGCTTATGATGCTTTCGTTGAGATACCATATTAGCCACCACCTCGTAGTTAAGAGTGATAGTTCTTGTTTGGTTATAACTCATCGGAAGCAACTGAATGACACCTCGCCAATAAGCCTCTTTTAGCAAGCTATCATCTGTATTTCTGTAAAACTCTATCCAGGAGTTCAATCGTTTGATGAAAGTAGAAAGCACATCAAAGTATGTAGGCTCTGTCCCATTCAGGCTGAAGTCATCAATCCTAAGTGGACGGCTCATCAACTTGTGCATGGTGCTGGTCGAGTTAGCGGTAGTGCCTATCTTGTATGTATCGTATTCTTTCCACCAATAGATAGGGGCAGTAATGTCAACAGATACAAATATCTGTCGCACATACTTGCGGTGTTCAGTACCGCCTTTAGCCAATCGCTTAGCAAGCTCTAGATCATTAGGACCAATCTTTACAACTTTGCGAATGTGTTCCTTGTCGACCCACTCATAGTCCTCTACAGTGTCATTCTTGTGCCAGCTTTCCAACGGATTCCTCATGCCCCTCATAGCATGAGCGAACCCCCAGTAATCCAAATGCTCAAATTCAATCATGACTACTCCTTTCCTGTGCTTCCGAATCCGCCAGTCCGTTCGGCAACTGTCATATCCCCATCCACTTTGCCATACTCCAGGAATATCCCTTGAGCTATCCGCTCGCCTGCGGAGTAGTAAAAAGGTTCTTCTCCGTAGTTGAATATTGGAATATGGATATGACCCTCGTTATCAGGATTATCAAAATAATCAGCATCAATAATTCCTGTTCCATTGGCTAGCATCACATGGTTCTTAATACCGATAGAACTTCTTAAATGGACTTGTAAGAGAGTTTTAGGTCTCATCTTACACTTTATACCTGTCGGCACTAAAACTGTCGCCCCAGGCTCAATTTTGCCATTTTTGTAAGCGCAGATGTCATAACCTGCACTCCCTTTAGTCTTGCGTTCAGGAATTACCGCATCAGGGTATCCTGATACTCTTGCGAAATATTGGTTCATATTGATCCCTCTCTAACTTCATCAATCTCCAAATCTAAATAAGTGTTCTTGCACTCTTGGCGGAATTCTTCTTTAGCCATCGCCATTGCATCCTCTAAGGTGCAGTCTTCGTATTCATATTCATAAGCACCTGAATAACTAATTGTTACTGTCTGCTTCCGCAATTTAGTAGAACTTTCGTGATAGGCTTGTTCAATATCCGCTAAGCGGTCTTCATTAATCATTGCTTTTTCTCCTTTTCATATCGTTCTTTCCAATAACGCCGTTCCGGTTCTTTGCGGCATTCGTCAGAGCAAATCTTTTGCAGTTTGTGAGTATCTACAAATTCCTGACCGCATACGATACATTTGTGAACCTCATAGCCACCTCTAACAGGTTTCTTTTTCGTATCCTTTTTCTTCTTGGATTCCACCAGTTTTCGCATCTCCCATTCAGGAAGTTGTCGATACTGTACTGGTGGCAGTCCGTCTCTATGGCGGTCAACACATTTTTGGCAAACTTTATAATCCTCACTGTCATCAGGATTGAAATACTCATTGCACCTTTGGCACTTCTTTTTCATCAGGAATATCCTTTAAAAGCCCATTACATAACATAGCGATTTTCTTCTTTCCTTTATTAGTGTTGGCAAGTACCGCTCTTTCACGAACTTCTTGCATTAGTGGCACATTGGCCACTGAATCTCGAATTTGCTGCCTACTTTTACGAGTCTCCAGCAACTCTTTATAGCGCTTCATAAAGTAGGATTTATTGCCTTGTTGTTGGTCGACAGGGTCAAGGCAGCATGATTTCCATATGCCACGAACGGCTTCATATGCCAATTCGTTTTGTTCCTTGACTTTATCTAACCCTCTATCACATCCGTAGGCACTGATTATCTTGTTAACAAAGCCCCACGCATCGACTTCACTGTCTACTTCGCGATCATTGACATAGTCACTAATCTCATCACACTTATCTATAATCTCTGCTGGCGTAGGCAGAAACTTACTCCTCCCACATAGATGGCTAACTGCCATTTCCAGTGTCATCGGATTGATATGGGATAACTTGCGGACATAGTACTCTAGTTGTACTTTGTCAAAATTCTTTCCATACGCCAGGTTCAGCTCGCTCAACGCCATTAGAGTTTTCTCTTTCATATTGCTCCATCAACTCCCTTACTGGGTCTAATCTATGTTGTCCACTCACCTTCATTGCTTCGCTACCAAGGTTGTTGGCAATGCCTGCTATGTATCTAATTCTGCGATTACCTTTACTAATAGCTATATCAATTGCTTGTTTAACAATCTCATCGCCATAGTCATTGGCAAGTGCTATTAACTCTTGAGCCTCAACTAAATTGTTAAGAGGGCGAACAAACTTCTGAAAGTATTGGCATACTACATTAGCACTAATGTTGTTTATACCTATATTGTCTTTCTCTTTATCTAGTCTTTCTCTTCCTCTATGTACTGTATCGGTTGGTGTATCGGTTGGTGTATCGGTTGGTGTATCGGTTGGTGTATCGGTTGGTGTATCGGTTGGTGTATCGGTTGGTGTATCGGTTGGTGTAACACTATGTGACACCACTCGTTTTGGTGTATCGGTTGGTGTAACACTATGTGACACCACTTCGGCAACACTATTAATGTGATACCGACCAGCCATATACTGGTTATTTCCTTTTTCGTATTCAATTAAACCGACATCAACCAATGTATCCCTGGCTCTTTTAATCTGCATACGGCTCATACTTGTACGAACCTCTATCAATGTAGTCGGACAATTGAACCATTTTTTCCATCCGCAATTATTGTTGATGTGCATTAATGCATACCACATAACAATCGAAGCCGTTGGCAACCTGTTGTACTGTAAGAAAGAATTAAATGCGTTAATTTCATCTATGTACGATTTCATTCATAACTAGCCCTCAAGTGTACGGCGATACTTAGCCAACTCTTCTTGTTCGTAATGTTCAAGGCGGTCTATGTATGAAAGAACCCACGCCAATTCTGCATTACGCATATCAGCTTCCTTTTTTGTATATAGGTATCTATCATCAACTGTCATAGCAATGTCCTTCATTCGTTGGTCAATAGCTGCTCTTATTGCACTTTTCATTTATAATCTCCTTCAATCTACTCCTAATTAACTTCGCATATGGCCCATGTGCTGCGGCATGACACCTTCTACATAGGCACGCAAGGTTGCTAAGCTCACTCGTACCAAGTTGTGATCTGAATACAATGTGGTGTACATCTGTAGCACGGCTACCGCATATCACACACATATATCCATCTCTCCTGGCGGCTCGAATTTTATTCTTCCGAAACAACTCGTCATCAATGCGTTTTCTTTTATTCATTCGGTTGCCACTCGTCTAACAGACTGTCTATCTCATCTTGAGGTTTCGTCTCAATACCTAGCTGATGACACTCATCAACCAAGCAATCAATCAACCTAGCCATTTCCTTTGAATTGTAGGAAGAGCTGCCGTGAAATATCTGAATGGTATGGCCATCGAAGTTCTTGCATTGGCCGCAATCAATTGCTACCCAACCCAATCCTTTGGCTTGCCATTTTTTAATAAATTCCTCTGTATGCTCCGTTTGCACTGCGATATACTGGAATGCCTGGCAATCGACAATTGCCTTCTTATACACCTCATTTCGTGATGTATATAAGCCGTTTTTGCTTAATTCCTCTGCAATCTTTTGCATCAGAACCCAAGCATATCCGTTGGCGTTCAATGATCGTTTACCTCGCTTCTGTTTAACAGAAATAGTGTAGGTAACGCCTTTCTTCACTTCAAAGTTAGAACCTCGTGGAAATGGCATCAGTAGTCCGATGCCATCCACAATGGTTATGTTGTCCGTATCGAATTGAATCATTGGGCAGCCAACCAGTTCTTAACTTGTTCTAACTGCTGCATATCCAGTGATTTAGCACTGGATTTATTAAAGGTAGCTCGGATATAATTAGATATATTTTTTGGGTCAATCCCTTTAACCTCAGCCATCTCTGCAATCTTATCGATAAGCCCTCTTGTTACCGCCGTTTGAGTGATGCTATCCGCATCATCGTCCTCATCCCAAGCGATACCTAACACTGCACTCAAGGAGTATCGCCGTGCATATGTCAATGCACTGCCTGCTGCCTGGGCATCTTTCTTGGTCAGCAAAACCTTGAATGGTTCGCTTTCGATAAACTGACCACTAGAGTGCATTAACAGTGTAGTAACAGTTACTGCAGTATCATCACTGGTAGGTAACTGCATTACAGAAAGTCCATGTTTTGCCAACACTGGACGAACAGTCTGTAACACGCCGTCCAATGCAACATACTTAGATTTGAAATAAGGGTTTTCCTTATCTTTAGATGGGTCTTTAACCTCTGATTGAAAGTCAGCCAATGCTTTTGCTAACTCGTTAATTTGTTCACTTTTATTCATTCTTATCTCCTAGATGATTGAATACTCGATATTGTTCACATCAAGGTAATTCTTGATGCTATCCAACTTGCGTACGCCATCACCTTTGATGATGATCGTTACTGTTTTAGACTGCTCAATTAGAGGCTCTTCAACAATTTGAGGCGTTTCCGTTTCTTCTTCTACCTGCTTGGCATTAGTTTCAATTTCTAGGCGTTGAGCGAATATTTCTTCAAGCCGTTTGCTAGCAGTAGAAAAATCTAAAGCCATTACCTGACCAGCAATTTCTTCAAAATCAACAGGTGTTGAAAGCCCATAGCTCATGTTTAGGATGTCGCATTTGTCATGCAACATAGTCCGCTTTTCTTCCAACATTGCTTTAGCTTGGTCTACCTCTTTTTGCTTATCTAGCAACTCTTTCAATTCATGCTCAACCGCAAGAGTTACTTCGGATAACTTAGCCGTTTTATTCCACCACTTCGACTGCGGTGTATATCGTGTCATCCATTCTTCTCTGATTCCAAGCTCCTCACCTTTTGCTTTTACAAGGGCAAGCACATCGCTTTTCCGTTGTTCTGCCTCTTGTTCCTCATACACATTGATTTGATTCGCCAACGGCATTTCATATTTGTTTACAACAGAGAGTACTTGTTCTAATTCAGCCCCAAAGATTTCAGCAGGGCGTTTTAGCTCTCTCTTCTTGTCTCGACCGAATACAGCTAACTTGGTTCGGTAAGAAATAACCTCACGGAGTGTTGCTTTCATTTCTTTCAAGTTGTCTTTTGTTACAACAAGGTCTTTATATTTTTCAAGTCGGTTATCAAGGAACTGAATCATGTCATCCTTGTTCCACCGCATTACCAGGTTTTCTTCTACAACAGTCGGTTCTATGATGTTAATCTCGTTCATTTGTTTCTCCTTGTTGTTCTTGTGCTTTTATAATCCTTTGTTTTTTGTAAACATCAACCGCCACATCAACAATAGTTTTTGCGTCCGCAATCATTTGGAATTCCAACTCACGAATGCTTGGAATACGGAACACTGATTTTAGTAACGATTTGCAATTTCGTTCAAAGTTTGTCGCCTCGTCAGAAGGCCTGCGTGCATAGGTGCGGTGATAAATTCCTGCACCCATTTGCAAGTCTTTCAATTTATTTCTAAGGTAGCTGCTAAGCACATCATGAGCAGTCGCTCCAACGCAACTTTCAAGCTCCGCTACTCGCTTTTCTAGTATTTTGATGCGTTCTTTATCTGTCATTATTTAGCGCCTCTTTCTGCCATTAGTTGATTAACCATAGCTTCCAATCGCTCAATGCGAGCATCTTTAGTTTTAGCTTCAGCCAGGTAGTCAGACCCTTTGCCGAATTTGAAAGCGATGTTTGCAGTGTATTGGCTTTCAACGCCGAAAGAAGCCCCAATGCCTACCATGATTCTTTCGTTCGGACGATAGAAAGCCCCAAGTGCCACTGCATTAGAGTTTCTATAATGGCCATAAGATACTGCATATGAAGCTTTATCATCCTTATTGAAATCCAAAGGATGAAGCCCTGCTAAGGCAGCAGAAGAAGCTCCCAAGCGATTCATTCGTTTATCAACGCCATCGATACGATTGTTAATTGTAGATTGGTTGGTATTCACTTGTTGTTCTAGTGTGGTAATACGGCCTTCATGATTAGTAGCCGTATCGTGTAACACACGGATGTCAGCTGCATTGGTATCTACTTTGTTGCCAAGTGCAGTGATGCGGTTTCCGTTGTTGTTAATAGAAGTCTCGTGATCATTCACGATGTCGCCTAGCATATTGAGACCAATAGCAACGCTTTCGATGTTTTCTTTGTTCTTTTTAATTTGTTGTCCGTTTGTGTTGATTTCATCAATAGCAGCATAGAGTTGGCTGCCATTCACCGCATCAAGACTGTCGGCTTCAATGCGACCAGCTGCCACATTTTGTAATTGACGATTATAATTATCCAAATGGCTATATGTTTCAGAGACTTTTGAACCAAAGCTTACAGTCGAGTTGGGGTTATCACCTGCAAACACATGAGTTGTGCCGTTGATCTCCATTTGACCAAAGGCAACTGGGTTATAGGTTTGAGAGTTTGTGCCAATCGCCACAGAGTTCTGAATGGGTGCAGACGCATTGTTGCCAATTGTTACTGCATCCATGCCTCGTGTCATTGTGTGAGTACCGATAGCGATTGCACCTTGGTTATCAACCACAGAGTTTGCACCGATTACAATTTGTTCTGCATGGTTGCCCATGTAGTGGTTCTCGCCAAGTCCGTAAGACTGGAATGGTGCAGTCAATGGTGCTGCTGCTAAGCTTGCAGAAGCAGTTGTCATCATAATTGCAAAAGTTAAATATTTCTTATTCATAGTTAATTCTCCTGTGTTATACTTTTATTGGATAATATTTATCTGCGCCTTATAGGAACTCCACTTCCTATAGGGCTTTTTTCTTTCTACGAGGTTTGTTACTCGCCAATTGGTAAGTGATATAGCATATTGCCATAACCACTAGGCTGATGCCCATGCCTGTCCATGTAGTTGTTGGGCCAAAGAAACCCATCAAGAACACAAATCCGACAATAAATGACACGGCTTTTACTAACTCTCTCATAGCTCTCCTTTCAGCCATTTCTCAAAGTGGATGTCCCAAATTTCGTAAGTGAAATGGCTACTACCTTCATTTTTGTAGGCTTTACCAAAAGGGTAGATGCCAGCTCTTATTCCACATCTAAGTCGTTGGTCAGGAACACCTAATTCCCTGGCAACTTCTGCCACAGTTAGTTGCTTCATGGACATTCCTTTCTAGCCATATCATCTGCGATTCGGCATTGTTGGATTTTGTATCGCAGGCCTTTCTTTGCTAGCTTGCTATGATGCCGATTGGAAAAGTCTTCAGAAATTTTCTTCCGCCAAAATTTTGCGTATTCGGCGTTATTACCTGCCCATCCGAAAGTTCCTTGGATTCTTCCAAATTTCGAATTGGCAAGGTTTGTGTTGGTTAGATACTCACTCATTTGTTTCT